TAGGTGTTCTATATTGTTCTGATGTTTTAAGTTGTTTAGTAGATGGTTTATCTAATAAATCATTTAATGCTTGTATTCTTTGTGCATAAGATGGTATATTTTCTATTTTATATTTATTAATATCTTCTTCTAAATCCAATTCTTCTTTTTCAATTTCATCAATTAAAAAACCTGCTGATGTTCTTAAATAATGGTAATCACCATTAAACCCATATAAATATCTTGTTTTACTCCCAACTTTAAATTCTTTTACTTGGATTTTATTATCATTTAAATAATTATTTTCTTTTTGATAAATGCTTAATCTATCTGTAAATGTATAAGATAGAAAATTCACATTATATGTTGTTATCAAACCTAAAGTTGATGAAGTTGTATCAATTATATAATTTATACTACTATTCATATCACTACTATTACCAGGTGTTACACCTAATCTTAACCCATCTTTTATAGCATCAGAAAAATATATACCTTGTGAATTCAATTCAGATGTTATACTATCTAATGTACCTGCTTGTATTTTTATACCCTTCCCATCTTGTATTTGTTTTGTTAAGAATTCATCTAATATAACCTTCTTTTTTAAAATTATATCATTATGTATTCCAATTACTAAATCAGATATATCAAGTGTGGACATATATAACATTGATTTTAATACTGAAAGGGATACTTCCATAACACCTAATGCATTTGTTAAAAAATCTTTATTGTTTTGACTTTTACTATCATTTATTTCATTTATCTGATAATTTATATCTTGAACTTCATTAAATTTATTAGTAACATCAATATCCTTAATCTTAGATAATCTATCAATATCTTTTTGTGCTGAATCTATTTGACTTTTTATATCTTTCTTCATATCCAAATCATTTACAGGTACAAGACTAAGTTCTTTATTAAGACCTGATATTTTTTTAGTTATGTTTTTTATTTTATCAGAAGGTAAACTTGCGTATGGTTCAGTTTTTGATATACCTAATATATCAATAGCTGGTATAGCAATAGCTAATCCGAATAATGGTATAGAAAATTTAGGTATAGGAATTTTTATTTTCATTAATTTACCCGCTACTTTTTTTAAAATCCAATTCAATGTATCGGTAACTATTGAAATTGCTTCATTAACCATATCAAGTATTTTTTTAATAATTTCTATGATTTTTTGAATTAGAATCGGTAAAGTATATGGTAATGCGGGTGTAAGTATGGGCATTATAAACGAATTTACTATTTGGTCAATTGCTTGCTTTACTATTTTAAATAAGAATCCAAGTATATCACCTATTGTTAATATCGTTTGTTTGAATAATGTAGCTAAACCTGGTTTTTCAGGATTAACTACGGGTGTAGTTGGTTTAACTTCATTTTTATAAATTGAATAATCATAATCAGTAGTAAGAGGATATCCAAATACAGCACCCATAGTTTTATCTAAGGGTTCTGCTATATTGAAATCAATTTTTATATCTGAATAACCCACTTTGATAAGTTCTTCATCAAACTTAATTGTAGGGTCAACATATCCATGAGAATTATTTACCATAAATAATCTTATTTATAATTTTTATTAATAAAATCTTTAAATTTAAAAGTTTTATGTTCATCAACCTTAATTGAATATCTTATTGGTTCTACTAATTTTATTTCAGTAGTTTTAAATTTATTCAAATTATTATTAGTAATAAGGTGAGTGTATAATACAGGTGTATAATTTTTAACTCTATCTATTATTTTGTGAAATAATTCATCTTCTGTATTTCTTAAATATTCTTCTAAATAATATTGAACATCATTAGCTACATTTATATTTTGTATTTCATCATCATAAAAATGTATTTCTTTAAAAAAATCTTGTTTAATTGGGATAAAGTGGTTATCCTTAATATGGAAACCAATTAAATGTTCCAATAATATTTTCATTTTTTCATAATTAATCTTATCATTTGTTCTCATTTCAAAAAAGTTTGAAACATAATAAAATTTAGTTATTTCTAACCCATCTTTTGCTAATTCATCTTTTAATGATACTAATAAGTTTTTATCCTTATCAGCATCATATCTTGCTGATATAATACCAATTTCAACACCCTTTTCACCAATCAGATGTCTAATATTTTCTTTAAATATGTTTAAATTTAAATAATAGTCTGGGTTAGTATATTCAATAAAAGACACACCTAAATCGGTTAATTCTATTTTTGGATACTTCTTTTTAATCTTATCAAACATATTATCACTAATCCAAAATGTATTACCATTAAATTCTATAAGATTTTCTTCTTTCTTATAAACACCATTTAAAATATCTTTTATTTGAATTTTGTTTAGTTTTATTAATGGGTTATTAGGTTTATTCTTTAATATAATCCACGCTTTTAGTTCTACTTTCCATAATGTATTATCTAAATCAAAAAAATGTATAATCTTGCTCATAGTAAATTGGTATATTTTTATTTACTTATATATATAAAATATATTATCTAACAATAAAAGACCTACAATTTAATATAGGTCTTTTAGTTTAAAATTTAGGTAGTTTTGGTATACTACCTGCTATTTTGCTTGGATTAAAGTTACCGAAATTATATTTACCTGATGTATCAGATTCTTCTTTTTCATTATGTTCCTTTTCTTCCTTATTACGTCTATTCAACATCTTTATATACAATTCATATTCCCAATAGTACCATTTATCAACTACATCAGTTTGAACTTTTGTATCTTGTACCATAAGTTGAAATTTATTAACTAATAAATCTTCAACATTCACTTGAAACATTGATAAAACTTTTTGCAAAAATAATGAATAACTATCATTAAATGCTGTCCAAGATATCTGGGATTTCGAATATTGCAGATGCACCGCTGGGAAATGTAAAATCTGTGTGGACCTCCGCACCACACTCAGTACATTCCATAATTAATCCTTTAATACCAAATGTCATATTGTTAACAACTGCGTTTAATTTATTAAATAAAATCAAATCATCAATTGCAGTAAATTCTTTTACCTTTGCTTTAATTCCTTCTGTTGTAATTGAATTTCTATCGTGTAACAAAAATGGAACTATTTTCATGAATGATATATTAGGTTTTTTATCATCTTGAACTTCCCTTTTAATTTCTTCATAGAAATCTTCTTGAATACCTATTGTTGGAGCACCCAATTTCCACGAAATACCTTCATGTATAAATTCATAACATCTGTCGCTATTATTCCATAATTTATCAATTTTTGGATTAGTGTTATTTAATTCAAATGTTGCTGGTCCTGCTTGACCTGCTGTTGCTCTGAATGGAATAGAAAATTCATTAGAACAATGATTACATTGTATTTCTTTTGTTAAAGTATGTCCACCTGCAAATGTCATTTCTCTTATCATAAAAATAATAAACATTCTATCTGCATCTTTTAAATCCCTATAAGTTCCTTTTTTACCATCAGGATATGTAAATAATACATTTCTTGCTAATAGTTCATTCATTTTTTCTGTTATATCAACAAAATTTTTATCATCTACAACTGAATATGCTTGTATTTCATTAACTTTTGCGGGTCTTATTGCAATTTTTGTACCTGGTCTATAAAATTTAGAAGAAGGTAAAGAATTAATATCAATGTTCGAATAGTCCATTGTTGGGGGTGCATAATTATCATTAACCAAATCAAAATCTTCTGTTACTTTTGTTTTTGATTTCTTTGAAACAGTTTTGTCACCATTTAGTACTTTTTCAAGATATTCTTGATTTTTAATTTCATCATTATTATTCATGTTGTAAAAAAGTTATTTTTATTCTATATATTATAGAAAGTCAATCCTAATCAATTATTATGGGTAAATATATAAACAATGTTTAAATTTATATTATATTAATATAAATTAACTATTGTATAAAAATTGGAAGTTCGTTGTTTGTTGTTTGTGTGAATTTATTATAAAAAGTAATTATAATGTATATATTAAATAAAAATATCGTTTTTCCAAAAAAAAATATCCTTTAAATAAATAAAGGATATTTTTTGTAAGTATCTGATTATCAAAGAATTAGAAATAATAGTCCTCCCACCAGTCAACTGCCCAAATTGCAGTTAATTCGTGAATATCTGCACCACCACCCCATACTAAATCTTCCATACCAGAAAAACCTGTGATTTGACAATTGTGATAAGTTACTCTACGGATAACTTCACCTTCTCTATCGTGTTGGTAAACAATAATTTCACCAACTACTCTACTTTTATAGTTAGATGAACCATCTTCATTATTCCAAACTAAATCATACCAATCTTTAATCATTCTAAATGTGAATAATTGTTTGCTATCGTTTTGGTTAACATTAAAAACAAATGTTAAGTCAGTAATAGATGTACTATCAGGAAAACCAACGAATAATCTTGTTGAATATTTATACTTTTGTGAAGCAGTAGTCAACGTAGGATAAACAGGCATTTTTGCTGATGTAGTGTTTTCTAATAATAATGTTTTAGAATTCGTATGCATTGAAGCTATATCAGTTGGTAGTAATATTTCAACTTCATATAAATTTTTGTATGAAGGTTCCCAATTACTATTATGTGATGTTATTTGTGTAAAATGTGGTAATGCCATAATTTTTTATTTTATTTTTTATACATTATATATAAATTATATATTCTTATATTTTTATTATTTATAAGCTGATTTTTCAACTTATTTTATATATAAATAATAAAAAATCATTTTTTTGTTTATACCACCTTATTCTATCATTTACAATTAATTATTTTTAATATATAAGAATATAGAATAAGAAATAAAAAATTAACATTTAATGATAACAAAAATTAAAAATAAGCAACTTGAAATTATATCGGATTTTGATATAAATAATAATAGATTAATAAATGTTGATTCACCGATTGATAGTAATGATGCGGTAAATTTAAAATTCATAAATGAAACATCTGTTAATTATGCTTTAGGTACTGGTCTATATACAGGTGGTCTTATACAAATTATTGATGATAATACTTTTAATATATTAGCAGGTATTGGTAATTTTGTTAACCCAATAACCAAATCAATAATTCAATTAATTTGGACTGATAAATTAAATATATCTATTATAAGTTTTGGTTTAACAGAACTTTTTATTTATATTGCTATTGATAATAATAGTAATATAATTCAACAATTATCTAAATTTACAGTAGAACAAAGAAATAGTTATGTCGTATTAGGTCAGTTATTAATTAAACCAAGTAATAGAAAGTTATATAGTGATTCTTTATTTAAACCTATTTTTAGTAGGGATTTACCATCAATAATTGATATTCATATAAATGAAGGACCAAAGGTAATTAGTGGTAATATTGTCACACCGACTGATTCAAATTCTTTTTTAGATGTAAGTGGTGGTGATGTTGTAGGATATTCAATAAATTCAAAATATGATTTAAGATATCCTAACCAAAAAACACTTATTTCAAAAACACATATAAAGTTTTTTACATCATATTATAATGGTTCTACATGGATTTACGGTGGTGATGCTAATAATTATGATTCAATAGATACTAATCATTGGTCCAATGGTACAACTAATTTACAAGTTACAACAAATAATAATTATACGTTAAGAATATTATGTAGGTCTTGTTTAAGTGATGATATATTATTTTTAATATACCCAACACAACACACTGAATATAAAGATATAACATCTGCTGAAAGTGATTTACAACTATTAGGTATTAATATTCCTAATGAAATTTTGATTACGTCTGTACCATTATGTTTTTTAATAGTTAAAAATAACGCAACTAATTTATCAGATAGTACACAATGTAAAATTATACAAATAAAGTCAATATCAGTTTCTGCTGGTTCTGTATCAAATACTGCTGTAAATATTAGTTATGATAATTCAGATGCAATTAATTTAGATTCTACTAATGTACAAGATGCATTAAGTACTATAAATAATAAGATAGAATCTTTAGATTATGTAAAAGGGAATTTTAATATGTCTGCTATGACGGGAACAAATATTCATTTAGCAACAAGTATACCTATTTTAAATAAACCTTTAACATTAGTTAGGGTTGAAGTTAATGGTGTTCCTGTAAATCTCGGTGATGGTGTAAAAATATATGACTGTTACTTTTCAAGTGATAATGGAATAACAGCAAAATCATTAAATAATGTAGATATAGGGGATTTGTTATTTTGGAATGAAAATACCGCATCATATCATTTAGAATCTGATGATTCAATATTTTTCATATATTTATCTATATTATTATAAAAAAAACCACTCTTTTGAAGTGGTTTTTTAATATAGTATTGTAATTAAGCTCCGAATCCAGTTGAAGTAATTGTCCCTGTTTTTTCGATTGTAATGTTATTAACAATCCAACCCATACCTTTAACAATTTCAACATGTGTATCAAGTACACCACCTTGTAAGTCTATAATATAATTTGTATTATTACTAATATCAATTACATTTCTAAATGCATACAATCCACCTTTTTCTACATAACCCCTACAAATTGTATCAGCTTTGTATTTGATTTCAGAACGAATACCTGGTGTATTAAATTTCCATTGGTATCTTAACAACATATCATAAAGGTCATTTTCTAATTCAATAAGAACTTCTCTTGAATGTATATAACTTAATGAAGATATTGGGAATACACTTGCAGTACTTTCATCATTTATAATATAACCAACTTTTCTTACGAATGTTATTGGATTAACACCCATTTGTGCTAAGTTTGTTAAATCATCATCCGTAAAATCAATTTCTGTTTTACCCATACCTGAAATAATACCATCATTAACACCTGCTACAATTGTCCAAGGGTAAGTTGCAGAACTATTAGATAGTTGTTTTCTCATATAAGCAGTTGCAGCAAATGCTGCTGGTGGTACTTCTTTAGTTACACCGTCTACTGTATGTGTTACATAAGGGAAGAAATAACCAACTGTTGAACCACCCACACCTTCACCGAAAGTATATAAGAAGTTAGGGTTTTTATCTAAGTTAGCACCGTCTTTAAGATATACTGTACTAAATGCACCATATTCATCAACATAACTTGGATTGTATGACTTTTTGAAGTCTTTAACACTTGGCATATTAATGAAACCTAAACAGTTTAATTTTTTACCACAAATATCAAGATATTGTTGTTTTGAATTTTCACTTAAACCTAAACCAAATGAATCTACTAAATATCTCCATGAAATTTTATTTTTGTTTACTAATCCTTTAAACATTTGTGTTCCTTGACCCATAACATTTAAAATTGTGTTCAATCTTGCTTCTGTACCGTTAGGTATTGAATCAATATTCAATTTAAATGGAATTAAATTAGCACCTTTTAAATGTGTTGCATATTGATAAATTGCAGGATACATTGTTGTATAATATTCTTCTTTATCTAAAATCTTTGTGATTTTAATTGGACCATCAGTAAAAACATTTTTTAAAGTAGTATCAATAACATCGTTTTTAACACTTATTACTCTAACTAATTTTCTTGGTGTATAATCACCAATTGAAAATCCTTCACCAACATTTGAATAATATGCTTCATCATAATATGCTTCAATATACATACCAACTTTTACTTCTGGGTATCTTTCTTTACTCATCTTTATTGATAAAGTATTTGTTGGATCAAAACTTACATCCAAACCATCAATTTGAATTGTTTCTTTCCAATTACCAATATCTGAAAGGATATCAAGTGGTAAAAATTCAGGTGAAAAATCGAATGTTAATGTCATAATACCGTTTGCATCAACAAACATAGTAAGTGCATCTTTAACACCATTTTTTAGAATATAATCACCATTATTAATTTCACCGTTAATATAATCTAAATACAATGCTGAATATTTTGAAACAACATTTGTCATAGTATCATACGCAGTAGTCATAACATTACCACTTACATAATTAAATTCATTATCAATATAATAAATAGCACCATTTAAATAATTAGTAGGATTACTAATATAAATGTTAACAGTTGCTAATGATAATGATGTACCTGGTATTGATATTGGATCAATAATAGATTCTTTACCCGCACCTGATAATTTAACAATTACACCTTTATTAGTAGCAATATTACTTGATAATTCAGTATAATATTTAGAAGCTCTTAATTGTTTATAATAATCAGAATTTGAACTTAAAATTCTTGTTACATCAGTGTAGGTAAATACAACACTTAAAAATTCACCAATATTATCAATTCCTTGACCGAATTCTACTGGAAGTGTAACAAACCCTGAACCATTTACAGATACTTCATTATAGTAATAATTTGTAGTTTCTGTATCATTTATTATTTTAACAGTACCTAAAATAATAGTATTGTTATTATTGAAATTTATTTCTCTTAAAATTGTTTCACCACTTATAGAAGCTATACCCTTTTCAACTTGAAAACCATCAGAATCTAAATAAATAATATCTGTTCTTTCTGTATTAGGTGCAATATTATCTAAAATTATACGTTTTTCTTCACCATTAATTGTGTATTTAGCACCGTTTATAATATATGATGCATTTGATAATGGAAATATTGCTTCAATTTTTAATGTACTTGCAACAAGTGGAGCTACACCTACTTGTGAATTATCTGTTATTTCAGAAAATATTATACCATCTGTACTCCAATTTAACATTGATGTACCATAATCACCGATTCCAATTGTATTTACAGCAAAAACATTATTAGCTGCATCTAATGAAACATTATCATAACTTTTTATTTCTTTTAAATCTTGATTATATGATAAGAAATTTATACTTTCTTTATCACTTCCAACAAGCGTGAAACCAACCATATCAACTAAATCACTTAGATAATCACTATCTAATAGTAAATCTTTATTATATGCACAAAATAATGATGTTGAATTTGTACTATCGTTTATAACAGTTTCAATGAACATATTTCTACTGTTCAAATCTTGAAATTCTGGTATTAAAGAAGCATCATAATTACCTAATACACTAACACTTGATTCATTTAAAAAATTTGTAATTGTTGAAATTTGTAATCCATCTGTTGTAAAATATTTAGACCATTTAGAATCAACACTTAATTTTTTATAATCATTCCAATTACCTTCTAATATTAATACAGTAACTAAATAATCTGAAATTAATGATTTTGGATGAATATATGATGGTACTTTTGTTTCACCATTATACCAAACTTCTGCTGTAACATCAAAATTAGTAGCATTTGATTTGAATAAAAATACTGTTATAGCTTTATCACCCATATTTGTCAAATGTAATAATCTCGATACATCATTTTGTTCTGATTTAATTAAATCTAAAAATGTTTCGGTATCTTTTTCCCAAAAATCTTGTCTATTGAAAAATAATTCATAATCAGCAGTAAAAGGTTTACTAAGGTCAGAACTATCATATTTAGATGTTGTTGAAACAGATACATAATTTAATTTATCACGACCTGAAATAGTATCTAATAAATTGAGTGCCCAAATTGGACCAGTTTCTAACATTTTTAAACAGGTTCTATGAAAATATGAACCTTTTCTTTCTAATTGATAATCAATTGTTCCAAATGTTGTTTCAAATGCAGTCGGTGTTTCAATATACACTGGGTAGTTGAAAGGTCCTTTCTTTGAAAATCCTGGTACTAAATTAATTAATACGTTTTGTAATGGTGGTGTTGTAATCGTTGAACTATTAGTTTCTTCGATATAAATACCAGGTCTTACATATTTACCTAAATCTTTTTCTTGTATTGGCATCTTTTAATATTTTATTTTTTAAAATACATTTATATTTCTATATATAAATAATTAAAAACAATAATTCTCAACTATTTTATCTTATATTTATTTTATATATTTTATTTTAAATTTGTATTTTAGTAAATAATATATAAAAAGAATATAAATCTAAAACTTTATAGTAAAAATGATATATACATAGGTATAAACAATAAAAAAATGAAATTATGAAGGACAAGGAAAATATAAAAAATATAAATAAATTATCGGTTTCTTATATTATGTTGATGGGGTTAAATGGACAAATTTTAGAAAAGAATAATCCATTTTTAACTTACTTAATGTTTAATATGTTAATGAGTGGGTATGATGAAAAATTTAATGGTAATGATGAATTAAATAGAATTGTTTACTTAGTTGATGTTGAAGATGGTATTGAAAAGAAAATAAATATAATACCAAACGAATTATTGCATTTGATGATTGAAGAAACATATATAATGTATAAAAAATTAGATGAACTTTCAACATTGGTTGACCCACAAATTAATGAACAAATAATTAGTTATTTGGATGATAAGGAAGAATTTATAAATGAAATAATTACAAATTTTAAAAGGTCATTAGTTTTTATCCTTTTAAATTTCAAATCAATGAATAAGTCTTATAATAATATAAAAATTGATATTTTAAGTAATGAATTGAAAGAAGTTATTAAAATAGAAGATTATGATAATGCAATTATATATCGAGATAAAATAAATGAAACAAAAGAACGACTTAAAAAAATAACAGAATAAAAAAAAGGATTGATAATTTATCAATCCTTTTTTATTATTTAACTTCTTCAAAATAGAAATCGTTTTCATCAGCATCCCATGTAAGACCAAAAGTTCTTCGTGGATCATTACCATTATGAAATATCCATGTTACTAAACTTTCTATTGATTTACCATAATCTTCTAATAATAAATTAATATTATAAGATGAAATATGACCAACTTTCTTACCGTTTAATAAATCGGTTTTTATATCTTGCATAAAATAATTAAGACTTATGCCCGTTTCAAATAATTCTTCATCTTCATCATCATCTAATGCATCTGATAATTCCTTTTGTTTTTTAGACATATAATTTAAGTAGTCATCATCTTCATCTTCTTCATCTTCTTCATCATTATAAAAATCTTCAATTCTTGATACATCATAATTATAATAATCTTTCATAGAAGTTGCTAAGTCATCTAAATCAGTGAAATAATCTTTTCCAATAGTTATTGCATAATCGCTATGTATAATTACAACTGAAACATTTGATTCATCATTCCAATCTTCAAAAATCATTTCTTTTTCAGGTTGAAATCCTTCACCATTAAGACATTCCATGTTAGAAACATCTGCCATAATTTCTTCAACTATATTAAATAATTTACTGTAATTATCATCATAATCAGAATTTTCTGTATTTTTATTACCACTGCTTTTTTTAGTTTTCACTAAATTATTATAGTATTCCATTGGGTCTCTTTTAATAGGCAATGATTCCCAATTTACTTCAATAACAGCAGCACATAACCATTCCAAATATGTCATATTCTGAAATTCTTGACCACTGTGTTCATTAAAATATCCAACTGATATATTTGTAACTTCTGGTATAATATCCATAAAAACAGCAGAATCAGTGTATACACCCGTTGGGTCTTCTTTGAATGTAGTACCTGTTGCTTTTGCCATTTCCTTTACTAATGCTTCTGCAAATTCAGGTGAACAACAAGATGAACCATATTGCTTAGTTATAATAGAACCATAACCACGTCTATCAAATGCAATACATTTTTTATATGATTCAAAGAATTTTGGGTCTGCTTCTAATATACCATTAGAACCAACTGTACCTTTTTCTTCACCGATAAAAAAGTAGTACAAACCAGGAACTTTATTTTCAATCATGTTTAACATAATAAGAACACCTGCTTTATCATCTGCACCTAAAATAGTTCTACCATCAGTACTGATAAATGTTTGCTTTGCTTCATCATCTTCATTTTCAAATAAATGATTTACTTTTACTTTTTTAGAAGTTGCTGTATCAAGGTGACAAGTAAACATAGTATCACTTTGTCCAATTTTCATATAATAATTTCCGATTGGATCTTTTATAATATCACTTGGAAAAATATATGCTAATTCATCTTCTTGACCTAAAATATAAGTCCATTTAGTCATATCAATGAATTTTTCCATTAATGACATATCCTTGAAATCTTTAGTGATACTATCACTTCTATATGTTACAGCATCATCCATTTCCATTTCTTCTTCATCACGCTTATCCATGTATTTTTGCCAAAGTTCTTCATATCTTTCATCATCTGATTTAATTTTATCACCACCAGGTGTTACAAATGTGATATTTTTATCAGTATCTTTATTCTTTTTAAGATAGTCATCAAAATTTTTTACACCAAATACATGATCAAAATCATTTATCCATTTATCCATTTCTTTAGACTTTTTAACTCTAATTGGTGTATCTTTAAATAATTCAACAGATGATGGTAATTCATCTAAATATTCTTGCGTTTCATCATTATCTAATTTAAATAATGTATCTTTAATATCATCAATCATTTCATCATCATAATATATAGATTTTTGCTTTTTTTTATCTTCATTAAACTTCTTAGAATTTTCTAAGAAATTACTACTTTGATTAGCATAAACAGGACTAACTTTACCTTTATTTTTCTTATCAGTCCTTTTTTCATTACTATTAAGAAAATCATTGAATTCAGCATCAGTCATACCATTAATAGCATCTAACCCTGTTCCAACGTTTTCTTTTATGTTGTTTTTTTTAAGATATTTCATATTTTTCTTTCCCATTTTTCTTTATATATTATTTTATAAATATTAATATTTTGTTGTCCATTTTGGATTTGGTAAAAATCCATCTTCTTGATATGCATTTAATAAATTAAAAATTGGTTCCCAATCTGTTTCAGGGTCAAACGTTGCTTTATCATCAAATAATATATTGAAGTAAAATTTCTTTTCATAAAACCCAAAATTACCATTATTAGATGAAATATTTGGGTTTTCATTTACTTTGTCAAAAATTATTCCATTATCATAAAGAATAGTATTATAATGTTCTATTTCATTTTCATATGATGATGTCCACATAATTAACTTGACATCATCTCTATTGGTAAGTATTTGTAAAACTTCTTTTGCATATGGATAAAATTCTACACTCTTATCATTTAAATCATAACTTGGTTTCATTATTGTACCGTGTAAATCAAATGCCCAATATGTTTCGAACCATTCTTTTTTGAATGATATGTTAAACATTTTATGAATATATTTTGTATAAGATGTTGTTAAAAGGTTTTTGTACATATAGTTTATTTTTGATTAGGTACAAAGATACAAAAAAAAGTTGGTATTTCCAACTTTTTATGAAACAATATCAGTAATATCACCATATTTGTCATTTATGAATTTATCAAAGTATGTAAATATGGATTCTTTACTATTTTTTAACACATATTCTTTAAAATCAATATTAAATTCATCAATAATATATTTTTTGAAATTACTTATAGCATTACCTAAATATATTCCTGTTAAATGCGGATAACTTTGCATAATAATATCACCATTGAATTTACTATTCATTATTTTCTTTTCTTCTTCTTTCTTTTTAAATTCAGACATTTCATTTTCAATATTAGATATATCTAATAACGGTTTACATTCTAAACTCGTACCACCACAATCAGCAGTATTAAATTTAAGTATTTCTTCGAAGTAGGGATTTTTTACTAATTCAATTTTAGCTTGCGTTCTCATTTCTTCTAAATATTTAATACGCATATGATTAGCTACTATTTCTTTGACTGCATCAAAATCACCACCCATATCTTCAATCCATGATTTATATTCATCTACAATAATTACAGATACATCTTCATGTCCACGTGCAGTCCATGATTGTTTTTCTTCATTCCATTCAGTTGTTTCAACTTTACCTAAATCGTGAAAGAATCCTGCTAAAAGTAAATTCTTATCATTTGGATATGCATTACATAATCTATTTGTCACTAATCTAATATGTGTGTATACATCTCCTTCGCTGTGCCATGTTGGGTTTTGTTCAACACCTTTTGTTGAATCAATTAGTTCTCTTAATTTTTTAGGTGCTTTTTCATATAACACACCAAAAAAATCAACGGATGTATTTTCTTTTATAAATTGTAAGAATTTTTTAATTTTTTTATTCATAATTTTCTATTTTAAGTACTTCACCTAATTTTATTTTATAACAAGGTTCTACCCAACCCCATTCTTGCTTACCCACACCACCTTTTTCAATTCCTTCACATTTTATATACATTGCAGGTGAATTACTTCTTCGACCCATTTGTAATTTAACAGTATCAAATTTCTTACCATCTAATCTTGATTCCCAATATGGTTTAATTGTACGATACTCTTCTTTCTTTATACCATTCTTAATCATTTCAAACCAATCCTTACCTTTAAAAGTAAGATGTAATATCTTACCAAAATCATGTTGAAGACCTTCTTTTATAAACTGATTAAATTTAAATAGTTTATTTTCTTTTAGAATATCTAATAACATACTTTCATCATCATATTCTAAATCTTCTTCAAGATCATCAAAATTATCATAATCTAATACTAAATCACCTTTTTTAATTTTAATACTACCATCCCACTTTAACCATAATGAAAAATTACTACTACCTTTTAAATCTTTCACTTTAAAAAATTTCATTTCTTTATTCGGTTTGAAAAAATTTGTATTAGATGAAAATAAACCAGTTGAATCATAAATCAAATCATCAATTTCATCGAATATTGTTTGTAGCTTATAAATAGGTAAACGTTCACCTTCTATTACAGTATTTTCATTTGGTTCTTCGGTATCAAATGATTTTTTAATTCGTACTGTTGGTAAACTTTCCCAATTAATCTTAGTTACAACGTCTGCTAATTGTAACATATAAGTAATATCTTGTTCTTCTTCGTAATGATGTTCATTAAAATATCCAACTGAAAGATTAGTACATTCTGGAATAGTACCCATAAATAATGCTGAATCAGTCCAAACACCATAAGGGTCTGCTTTAAATTCCATTCCATTATTACTAAATTCATTAACTAAAGAATTAACAAATTCATCTGAACAACAATATTCACCCATCTGTCTATTGATAATAGAACCGTATGATTTGCGGTCAAATGCGACACATCTATCAAAGGTTGATAGTAATTCACCTTTTTCTTTATAAAGTAGTCCAGAACCCACCGTACCTACTTCTTCACCTATCATAAAGTAATAAGTACCCGAAACATTGTTATCAATCATGTTTAACATAATAACAACACCTGTTTTATCATCTGCACCTAAAATAGTAAATCCATCAGTCTTAACAAATTCATGTTCTTCCTTTTGATATGATATTTTATTAATTTTTAATTTTTGCTTAGACACTACATCTAAATGACTAACAAATAATGATTTACTATCACCAACTTTAACAAAATAATTACCATATTCGTCACGTGTAAATGGTATAGAAATATTTTTTTTAATAACTTCAATCACTTCATCTTCCATACCATAGATGTATGTAAAATCTGTTAATTCATTCCAAATTTGTTTTATTATTGTTGGATTCATATTATAAATTATTTTTATATTCTTTAAATGTTTTTAAATGTTCATATACTAATTTATTTTTAATCATATATTTTACATGAAACCCATTATCAAGACATGGTTCAGATATATATCCGGTTAATTCAGCAAATGCATAATACTTCTTTTTATTAGAATTTTTTATAGCTATTTTAATTATTTTTATAGGAATTTTTTTATTTATACAGTTTTCCATTTCTATCTTTACAAAATCTTCAACCCTATGACCATAATATTCTTCATGTATTTCAATTGCATCTCTTGATAATATTACAATATCACCAATTTTATATTTTGGTAACATTTCTGAATTATCTTTATTTTCTTCCCTGAAAATAGATTCTTCTTCTTTATCATATAAAAAAGTATACATATCTTTTTATTTCTTTTTGAATTTTAAAAATGATGATATAACACGTTCTTTTATAATTACATCCTTTTCTAAATTTTTTTCAACTTCTTCTTTAGCGTTAGCTTGAACTTCTTTTTTTAATTTTTCCCGTTTTTCATCCGCTTCTATTTCAGCAGGTAATTTAACAATATCAAATACTTTACGAACTTTTTTATTATTTTTATTTAATAATTTAAATAATTCTTCGTAATTTTCAAACTTAACAACTTTAGTTCCTTTTTTTACTTTTACAGAACCATCCTTATATAACCATACATTAAAGTTATTCAGTTTGTCAAGGTCTTGAACTTGATAAAAACGCATTTGCTTTCCTGCTTCAAATAAACTATGTGCAGAAGAATATGCTTTCAGTTTACTACGAAACAAACCACATATATCAGAAAATATATTTTGTAATTTATATAACGGTAAATCTGTTTCTTGTGAAACAGTAGCTTCTGGTTTTCTTGTATCCCAATTTTTAGGAATACGAACCGTTGGTAAATCTTCCCAATCAATATCTATCAATGCATCACACATTTCAAGCATATAATCAATATTTTGTTCTTCTTTATATGAATGTTCATTAAAATACCCAACTGAAAGATTAGCACATTCAGGTATAATGTTCATAAATGATGCAGAATCTGTACCAACACCATAAGGGTCAGCAGAAAATTTCATACCAGTCTTAGCAAATTCACCTGATAAAGCACCAACAAAAGCATTAGAACAACAATATCTTCCCTTCATACGGTTAATAATTGAACCGTAACCTTTTCTATCAAATGCAATACATCTTTCGTAATTTTCAAAAAATTCTGGTTTTTCTTTATAATAAAGTAAAGAACCAACAAGTCCTACTTCTTCACCAATGAAAAAATAATACATACCAGGTATATTATTATCAATCATATTAATCATCATAACAATTCCTGTTTTATCATCAGCACCTAAAATAGTAAAACCATCCGTTTTAACAAAATCATGACCATCTTTTTGGTATTCTACTTTTGTTACATGAAGTTTTTGCTTAACTGCATTATCTAAGTGTGTTACAAACAATGTTTTACTATCACCAACCTTAACAAAATAATTACCATATTCATCACGTGTAAAGGGAATATTAATAAAGTCATTGATAATATCAATGACTTCATCTTCTTGTCCGTATGTATGTGCATAATCAGTTAAATTATTCCACAATTGTTTAATATCTTTATTATTCATATTTTATTATTTATTTACCCACAAAGGTAATACAAATTTTCCATAATACCAAATTATTTGAACAATTTAATTATAAATCTGCAAATACTTGTTCTGGATTATTAACTCTTGAATCATCTGCCCAGTGTGCATTTTTTATTTTATTATTCAATCCAATGGTTGCACCAATCATATGTTCTTTATTCGAAATATCTTTTGTGAAATCCCATATAAAATATTGTTTTGTGGTACCATCTACATAATTATCCCACATATGTTTTGATGTAGCTAAACACCAGTGTCTTGAACCAATTTTACAAGATGCATCATAATCACCAACAGAAACCATCAATAATTCAGGACTTTCATAAACAATTTCTATATTTAAACCAGATAAGGTTTTTTTGATTGTTTCTAAATTAAATTCACCCATAGCATTTTCTAAAAATGCACGTGTATCTTTTAATAATGCTGCTTGTCCTAATTTAGAATATTTACCACCTTTTTTAGAATAAAAATCAATTAATAAATCAGCATGTTCTGTATTTAACTGAATTAATTGTTTTAATTCATCATTAACATATTCCCTTGCTCTACTTGGTAATGCTTTAATTACTTGATTTACTTTAGAACCAATACCTTTTGATTGTATGTAGTCATATAAATCTTCTGCTTTTTTAAATTCAGCAATAGGTTTATCTAAATTTATTTTTTGTAATTCGGTATAAATTTCTTGTAGTTGTGAAAATTCTTCACGGTCTTTAAATAACCATTCAGTAAATTTACCCATGTACCCCATGTTATTAGCTAACATAGTTTTTAATTTAATAAAATTTGGATTTGTTTCTTCTATATGTAAATCCCTAAGTGTTTTTTTAGCTTGTTGTAAGTTTTCGAAAACTTTATATTTATTCAATGCTTCCATAATATATAAAAATCTTTTTTCTTTATATATTATTTTTTACAATTAAAAAACTCACTTTTTGCTTAATTTTTCTTTTAACTTCCATACACGCATAACACCTAATTTTAAAACCTTTAAAATTTCCTTATCTGTCAATTTTCTTGCATCTTTAGTTGAAGTAGATTTTGTATGAAATTTTGCTTTAATATATGTATTTTTACCACTATTCCACTTAGAAACAGTTATTAAACCTTTATCACCTATCAATTCCTTACAACTATCATATAAATAATCAGGTATCGCATAATAAAATTCTTTAATTCTATTTTCTTTATCTATATGTGAATGTTTTTTTTCGAAATCTTTTTTTAAATCTTGTTTAGACCTCTTAATTTCAACTTCAATACAATAACCAGTGTTTCTTACAATAAACAAGTCACATTCGTGTATACCCAATCCCCATGAGATATTTGGTACTATTATATTCTTTCTTATATCAAATAAATTCGAAATTGCTATTTCCATTTCTAATAATGAAATATTAACACCTACATCAGATGGTTTTTCTTTTGGTTTTCTTCCCTTCATACTATTATATATTAGGAATACTTGGACATAAAAAAGGTTGGATATTTCTACCCAACCTTTTTATCTCATTTTTTCATTTTAGTGAAAGAAACTTCTTGTCTTTCAGCACGAAGTTTTTGGTCTTTCTTCTTGTTTGCTTTTCTATCTTTCCATGAAACCCCTTCTGATTTATCCTTGATGTTTAAGATTGGTTTAATTTTATCAAGTATAGTAGCAGTAGGTTCAATTGCTTTTTCAATCATTTCTGAATCCTTGTAAGCAAATGGTGATTCATCAAGTGTTCCTTTACAAACCGAAGTTGAATAAATTCCTTCCATTGATTTTCTAAATGCATCTAAATTAACAGATTCTTTAGCTTTTGAACGTGACATCAAACGACCTGCTCCGTGAGGTGCAGAATTATTCCAATCTTCATTTGATTTACCTTCACAAATCAATATACCATCACGCATATTAAAAGGTATAACCATCTTTTCACCAACGTATGATGAAATAGCACCTTTTCTTATAATAAAGTCTTTAAAATCGACATAGTTATGTATTGAGTGAATTTCTTCATCAAACTTTCTTATGTTTAAAGCATCTTTAATTAAAGATAACATTGTTTTTCTATTCCATAAAGCGTATTGTTGTGCAAAAATCATATCGAATAAATAACCCATCAAGTTTTCACCTTCTAAGTATTGTTTGTCTAATCCTAATGCATATCTTGCTTTTAAATCACGTACTTTTTTAGGAATATCTGATTTAGGGAAAGTATTCAATAAAATATTATCCAATTCAATATTATAATCTTTAGATGCAACAAAAACTTTACCCTTTGCAACATTAGTCCAATATTCAGCAATCTTCAATCCAAAATTTCTTGACCCTGAGTGAACAGTAACCCAATAATTTCCTGTTTTGTCTGATTTACCCATTTCGATAAAGTGATTTCCACCACCTAATGTTCCAATTGCGGAAAAGAACTTGTTAGTATCCATTCCAATATCAGACATTTTATTATCTAACCATTTTTCATTATATTCAGGTGCTACATATGAAGTACCAAATTTTTCATTATATTTCTTAACAAATTCAGTTGCTACTACTTGTACATCACCAAATGGTATAGTTTTAAATTTAATATCATCGTGAACATTAAATCCCATTGGAACATTTTCACGTATCATATTATCAATATCTTCCAAGTCCAAAACCTTAGTTGTTGAAAATGAAGCACTTAGCATACCACACCCAATATCAACACCTATTGTTGATGGTTTCAAATATTTTCCTAATTCCATAGTGAAACCAATACATATATCAGATCCAACATGCGTGTCACATTGTATTCTAACCTTCAATCCTTTTGATGTTGGTGAATTTATAACATCAAATATTTGAGCAAAAACACCTTCTTCGACTTCATCTAAGAATATTTTCGCATCTGTATATTTTCCTTTTAATTCTATCATAATTTTTTCCTTTCTTTAATTTAAATACAAAGATAATACAATTTATTCAATCTACCAAATTATTTTATATTTTTCTTTTACCATTTTTAATATTTCTAATGGTAGCAGTGCAAACATTATATTTTTTGGATATTTCTTTAATTGTTTCACCATTATTAATCATATCTATTATTTTTTGTATTTCTATATCTTTAATTTTACACGATGGATTTAATTCACCTTTCCTCTTTTCTGATTGTTTTTTCTTTGTTTCTTTACTAACTATTCTACCTTTATTAGAAATCTTCATTTTTTCTATTGTTTCCTTCGAAAAAATTCTTCCTGTTAAAGAGTTGGATAATTTCTGTCTTGTTTCTTCACTAACTATTCTACCTTTATTTGAAACACCTCTGTTATATAACATTTTTTTCTGTTTTTCA